CTTTAATCAACCATTAGTTAATTTACCTAGTGGATTAAAAGTATTATTTCTAAATTGTTATGAATTTAATCAATCTATAGATAATTTACCTGTTAGATTAGAAACTCTAATAATTGAAAAAGGTAATGGTTCACTTATTAGAAATATTAAGCTCGATAATTTACCACCTAATTTAAAGCATTTATATATTCTTTGTGATGAGATTGAATACACAAAGGAATTATTACCCCCTTCTCTAGTTAGAATTTCATTGCCGGATTACCAATTATAATAATTTTAATGTAAATTTTTATCGTAAATTTTATTTTTTTTTTGTTAAAAAGGTTAATAAATGCGTTGCAAATATGTAAATATATATTAGAATAGGATAATTAAAAATTAGCTCGATAGAATGAAAAGCCTTGTAATTGTCCTGCTAGTTCTTGGCTTAATAATGATGGCTCTAGGCTATCAAAAAAAACTAATCCAAAATATGGAAACCAAGACAGTTATTGAATATAGGTTCATTCCTCGTAGTATATATGAAGACCAATTCGGTCCTATCAATCTAGAAGGTTCATTCCAAGATATGTTCGAAAAGCAAGATGTCTTTTTCCGAATGATATAATATAATTGATAATTTGATAAATTTGTTAAAAAAAAAGTAATAAAAACATAGAAAAAAAAATAGTTCTAGCGTTTATATCAGTTCCAGACATAACGCACTCACACCAACAAGCTTTGGCATTGGATTACATCAGCTTCTGCTCACGAAGCTTCTCAACTGCGGCACGGGCGCCGGCTTGATGGTCGCACCAGGCAACGTAGGGCTCGTTGGCAGGGTCATTGCTCCAGGTGAGGAAGTTCTTCACTTGCCACCATTCGCCCTTGACCACCTCGTCTTCGTCAGTAGCCTTGGCTAAGCGTGGGAGCTTGGTTGCGTCCTTGGGAATCACGAAATGCACGACTGCATTGGCGGTAGAACCGCGCTCGCAGCCGAAGGTGACGATGTCGCCAGCAGCGTTCTTGTAAGAGAACGGCATGTAGCGGGGTTCGCGACCGTGAGCATTGCGCTCGCCCAGTTCAATGACCTTGATGGTGTTGTCGCCAATGACGATGCCACCTTCTTCCTGCAACTCAGCAGCACGGCCTTGAGCCACAGTCATGCCTCCATTGAGAAAGCCACCAATGATGGCCCACGCACTGGGGTAGTCTGGACCAGCGGCCGCGCGCTTGATGAGGCGGATGTACAGCTCTCCTTGGAAGAGGCACATGATGTAAGTATCCACCGCAAATTGGGGGCTGGGCTTGGCACAAGCGTACGCCTTGAATGGCACGGCATCTCCATAATGCACCAAGACCTCGGTGTTGATGTCGGTGTTTTTGACAATCTCCACGTTGAGGGTGGCGCCGATGGGGATTCCCTTGAGGGAGAAGTTGGCCTTGGCGAAGGCACCACCCTTGCGGGTTCCGTCGGCATTCGTCTCCAGAGCAGAGCCCCAGTAATCTGCAGCTTCAGCCATATCCACATTGCTGTGGTCAGGCCAGGCTTCAGTTGCTGCGGTGTCGTCCACGGGCTTGGTGTTCTGCTTGGCGTTCTGGGGGAACGCATCGATGGGAAAGTAAAACGTCTGACCGATACTGTTGGTGGCCTTGACAACCACACCACAGTAGATGATGTCCACAACCTCACACAGAACGAAGGTAGAAGAAGGCAAAACAGGCATTGTTGCACGTTTGAAAAAATACAAAACAAACTATAAAAATATTAATTCAATTTTATTCAAAAAAATCTTTTTTTCCGGTTTTTGCTTTTTTTCTTATTAATTTATAAAATTACTTGCTTTCTAGATATGTTAGATATATCACCAAAACAGAAAGAAGCAAAGATTGCAAAAGTAAGAAATCTAATTCCAAAATATTATGATGAAGGGTCATTTGTTTCACCTATGAAATTAGTTTCTAGAATATCTAGAATGTTAAAACCAAACCAATGGTTAAGAGTTGAAGATGCTAAACACGGGGTATATGATTATAATAAATCAATTAAATATTTCCAAAAAATAGGATATGGTAAACCAATTGGAATATGGGCGTCAAAAGGTGAATGGAATTTATCAAGTAAGACTTTAACATTATTAGAAGTTGATTATTCTAGAATATTGGTTTTAACTACTAAAGCGGATTATCTAGAATTTGAAAATAAGTATTGTCATAAAAAGCTTATTAAACCTGATTGGCATCCTAAACGGCGTACTAGAATCAAATCATTCAATCAAAATGGTAGTGGCAAGAAAAGCTTGAGAAATTCAACAGGTTCAAAACTAGTATGTGAGTTAAGAATAGATTGGCCGGCTGTGGCAAAAGAATATGATGGTATTGCATTAGTTCCTAATCCTAGTCCATATTTTCCCACGGATGCTAGATATATTCAAGACCATTTATGGTTGAAAACATATGATGTATCTAGCTTAGTAATATGGAATCACCAACCTGATGGCGGTAATAAACCCATAACCAAACATATTATAGTAGGTGATATAACAGAAATGAAAAAACAATCCGGATATAAAGATATGGATGAGGATAACCTTCAAAAAGAAATTACCGCTAGAATGAAAACTGAAAAAAAATTTCATGATATAGTAATCAAAAATATTAAACAAGCACAAGATAAATTAGAACGTATTTAGGTACCGTCCTAAATTTAATTTATTACACCAATAAACTAATACACATTGAAAAAATTATAAATTTAAGCAGTTATGGTATGAAAAACTAGTTAGAATTAGATTGAGTTGACGCTGCTTGCTTACGTGAAAGCCAGATATCATCACTCTGCAGTTGGGCGCTTTCCTGGTCTAGAGAAGATTCCGGCGCATTGGGGTCATTAACTACTACCGACTGAGTTATTGGCTTATTTTCAGGTTCTTCTTGAATAGAAACAACAGTATCTAGGCTAGATGGCATTGTGCTATTCATATCAATAATACCCGTTAGGGGAGTGGAAATTAATCCAGTAGTGCCATCACTAGTTCCTAAGGCAGAAAGGCTAGAGGTAACGCTAGGTCCTGATTGAAGAGCCTTTAGTTCTTCACCAATTGCACGTGTTTCAGCTAAGCCTTGTTGATGCTTAACACGTTCCTCAGCACTTAGTGCATCCTTGGTGCGCTGAGTCTTTTGTTCTTGGTAGAATTGGTCCTTCTTTGCTTCATTAGCCTTATATTCCTTAACGAGTTTATTGAGGTCAGTGTTGAGATATTCAATATCTGCAATCTTGGTAGGGTTGGGGTCCCAAGGGCACCAATATCCAATCTGACCTACAAATACGTCGAATAGGGGGTCTTGACGTTGCAATACTGCTGCACGAACATCCGCCTCCCGCTTAGTATCAAATACACCACGCACCTTAACACCGCGAACACTAGTACGGAAGTTATTAGCTTTATCAAAGACTTCGCCAATTTTCTCTTCATCACGATAGCGAAAATCTTCGAATTTAGTTTTAAATTCCTCCCAGGCTACTTTTTCATCAGCACACGCGGCTAGGAGACTCTTCTTAAGCTTTACTACATCAGAAATATCTACCTTACCATCCTCACATCCATCAATCATGCTAGAAAGTGCAGATTCAGCAATCTTAGTAAACTTCTGATAAAAAGCTTGTTCGTAATGATAGTACATGAAGAGTTCCTTTTGCTCTAGAACCTTCTCCGGTGAAACAAAAGAAATGCAATAGTAATTTTGACCAGGAAGGGGCTTATCAACATCTAGATAATCTTCTTCAATATCTGCTGGTTTAATATCATTAGTTGAATCTTGGTCGCGACGATTACGAGGCATTCTAGAGAATATATAATATGCTTATTGCTATTTTATTTTATTTTAATTTAATATTTAGAACGCAGATGCCATTTATTATAAATTATTTAATATCTAGAAATTATTTAATTTCTGCTATTTTATTAGTAATTGGCAATTAGCTTGGTAAAATAGAATTAGAATGTCAAAAGATAAAACAGAGTTTTTAGATAAATCAGACACTAATAAAACAAATATGTTTACTACTGATAATGTATCTAAACTGGGAAATGGAAATGGAAAAGGAAATAAAACTGTAAATAAAAAAGAAAAACCAAAACGTAATAGGCGAAAGGCTGGAAAGATAACTGTTAAAAAGTATTGTGCTAATTATAAACACGATTCCCTTGGTAAACAAAATAAAGCACTTTATGATGCTTGCAAGATTAATCAATATTGTAGGAAAAATAAATGCAAAGACGTAGATGGAAAATTTGAAAAAATAAAAAGTAATAAGCTAGGTACTAATGGAAATATACTATTAATGACTTCAATAACTAGTAAGTGTCCGATTGAAATGTCTAATAAATCTAGAAAAAAATGTTTAAATAAAGCTACCAAAAGATTTTATGAAGAAAATGATATGGGCGATATCTATAATCAAGTTCTAGAGTGTGATAAAAAAACATGTGCTAAAGAACGACATATTTTCTTTACTAATCTTTTTCGGGCTAATAAAACAAAAAAACGTATTCGACAACCAGTGCAAGTTAGCTTAGAAAATATTCCAGATCAACAAATGATAGAAAGTAATTGACACCTTATGAAATAAATAATTCTTTCGGGATATCTTCGGGAAAGTCGTCATAATAATCGCAAATATAGCGTGCCATGATTAAAAATTCACGTTTATTTTCTAATTTGTCATCTGTTCCATCTGTTCCATCTGTTTTTAATCTTTTTATGCTTCCGTACAAACTCATCTTTAATTCTTGCATATTATGACAATTACGGCTTTTAGAATATCCAATTAATCGTTTATTATAGTCTTTAAAATTTTCAAAGTATATATTGATATTAGTTTGATATTTATGGAATTCATTGATTATATACCAATGAATGAATTTGAATTTAGGTTTTGCAGCATCATGCTCGGTATTTAGATAGTTAATTAGTAATTCAAAGTTAGGAAAGAAAATCTGTTTTTTTTGTATCTTCTTATGAATTAGTTTCCAAATGAAATTTATATTGGAATAGGTTTTCTTATCACCATAATGGCGAACTCCATAGAAGTTGCAAAATTCTTCAAATTTAATAGGTAAATTTGTCATATTATTAACGCTAGTCATCTTAAACACACGCAAATGCAATGCAATGCAATGATGCAATGATATAATGTCTGATTGATTTATAATAAATACAAAACACTAAAAAAAATCAATTTTTAATTTTAATTGGAATAATTATCTGAAACTGATATCAGAAATAGGTACCTGAAATGGATACTAGAAATTATGATGGTTAGTGTTCGTCATATTGTTCATTATCCTTATAAGCGACTTGGCATAATCCACTCGGGTCAGCAGATACATTCTCCCACTCCGTATTAGGTATCCAATATTTATACACATTACCGTGATTAGGAAAGAAAGACTCAAATATCAATCGGTAATAAAATGCTTCCTTTGTAGGTGGTGTATTTACAGGAAATAATACCTCCCGATTTTCAAATGCAATTGAATGTCGGTCATCTACTTGACGCTCTGCAAATGCTTTCAATGTATCACAATGATTTGTTCCACAATTGCTAAATTGACATTTCTGGCGATAGAGCACACTCTCTGGCAAATACATCTGACGGCCATCAGTATCAACGATGTCAAAAGCTTTTCGAACTATATATTTTTCAATACCTTTTTGACATTTTACATCCTTATGAAGATTAATACACAACTTAACAAAATCCAAATCCAAGAAGGGATAACGACCTTCAATGGAATTACCTAGCAGAGATTTATCCGTACGCAGACAATCAAAATATCCTAACTGCATAACGCGCATTTTGCATTCCATTTGATGGGCTTCATCACTCGGGGCTTGGTGAAAATACAAGTATCCGCCTAGCACTTCATCTGAACCTTCTCCACTCAACACCATCTTAATTCCATAAGACTGTACCTTCCGCGCTAGCAAATAATTACAAATAGATGCACGCACACTTGTAATATCTGCACTTTCAATATGATAAATAACATCTTCCATCGCATTCAGAGCTTCTTCTGGTGTGAAATGGATTTCGTGATGAACTGAACCAATATGTTTAGCTACTTCACGTGCATACACTAAATCACTCGATTCATCTTTAATACCAATACTAAATGTATGAAGAACGGGATTTGCACCGTATTTTTCCGGATGCGCGCGCATAATTCGCATAGTAATTGCGGCTACTAGCGAACTATCTAGCCCGCCACTGAGACACATTCCAAAAGGCACATCACTCATTAAACGTTTCTCTACAGCTCTTTCAAGAGTTTCGCGGATTTTAACTAGCAAAGGCGCCTGTTCCTCTAGAGATAAAAGGGAAGATGGTTCATAATAGTACTGGTCTCCAGTCTTAATCGCGGAATTTAGCCAACTACCTCCTGGGGTTTCTGCAAAATATCGCACCGGGGAGATAATAGGATGTTTGGCATCAAAATACATATATGAACCCGCTGGCATTACTTCCACACGAATACAATTCTCTAGAGCTTTCATCTCGCTAGCAACTTGCACATTACCATACTTATTGATTCCATAATACAATTGGGTGATTCCATACGGATCGCGTGCTACTAATACCATTCCGCTGCGAGTATCATGTAGGACAAAAGAAAATTGTCCGTCTAGCTGACCTAGAATTGCAACAATCCGGTCGTGAGTTAAACGTGGCTCTGGCGTTTCATTATAGTAATGGTCGTATAGCGCAAGGATGGATTCACAATCGCTCTTTGTTAGATAAGGATATGCCGGGTATTGAACCCGCAACTCCTTATAATTAAATATTTCACCATTAACACATAGGATTACTGTGCTATCCTTATTCTTTAATGGTTGATTTCCACCATCAGGGTCAATAATACTAAGACGTTCATGCGTAAAACATACGTGCTCGGTCTGACAATATCCAGTTCCATCAGGTCCACGATGTCGTAATTTTGAAGACATTCTTAAGGCATACTTACGCACCTTAGGAATGTTAGCAATAGGATATGCAGAAATGAGCGCAAATATACCACACATTTTGTTGTGCCTGCGGACTCTAGGGATTCTAGGAATTCTAGCTATTCTAGAATATATTAATCATTTCTTTTAAACCCATATTTCATTTTTATTATTCAATTTATTTATGAAATATCAAAATAAATGAATAAAAAGACTTATACTTACTCTAAGGTATTACAAGTTAAAATGACTGAACAAAATAATAATTACTTACACTATAATCTTTACCTAGATTCGCCAGTAGATTATTCTAGATACGAACAAATAAAAATTCTAAAAATAATAGAAAATCTTCCATTATCTGATAAATTACTGAAATATATAGAAGAATATCAAATTAAATATCTGGAGTTTGGTGTAGATTTTAATCATCCTATTGATAATCTACCTGCTTGTGTAGAACATATATTTTTCCATCCAGCTAGTAAATTTAATCAACCTCTTGTAAATCTTCCTGCAAATTTGAAGACTTTAATTCTAGGGAGTGAATATTGGGAGACAATGGAATATTTGCCTTGTTCTTTACTCTTTCTAGGTTATCATAAATCTAAACAAAATTTTATTAAAAAATATGGAGAATCGCAAATGAATTTAGATAAAGTAATAAATACAAATTTACCAAAATTATTATATATTTCTATTCCTTATGATGTTGCTACTAAAATAAATTTTTCATCTAGTATATATACCAAAAAAATATTAAAAACTTCATCTGACCTTTATGAAAGATTTATTGAATTGATTCAAGATAGGAAATATCTAGATTATTTTATGGTCCATGGCTAATTAGCCAACAAGTATTCTCTAACCACATGTGGCAATTCACTGTCTTCTAGGCGACCTTGTGAAGTGAAAAGTTCATTTTTGAAATAATTAAATTTCCATCCACCACCTTCTCTATCAAAATTTCTTTGTACGTTATTCTCACCAATAAGTAATTCCGCTTGTGGTATATATTCTAGATTACCACAACAACGCCAAGATAAGCTGCAATTGCATCCTGAGCCACACATAGTAATAACATACTTAAATATCTTTTCATAGTAGTAATCATTAGATTCTGATGATATGGTGATATCTAGCCATTCATCATGCGTTATGATTGCTACTGCTCCCTGGTCGTGCTCGTCGCAGTATACAAATAAACAATGCAGATGCTCGTTTGAAATTGGTGTCGATGCCATTTCACTATGTGATGTTTTTATGATGAAGTATTTATAAGATGCAATAAAATCAATTTTTTATTTTTTCGTAGTTGTATTTAGTGTGTTATTATATTAGTGAATAATTGAAGACATGTCTTCTAGAATACTTTCTAAACCTGCTTTTACTGCATGGGCTATTATAAACTTAGCTGCCGGGATTTGGGAAGTTTATGCTTATTTGAATCGCGCTCAACTTAAATTAGAAAGTGATACTATATGGGAAAAAATGTCAGTAGGAAAGATAAATTTAAGTAATTTCTGGATAGAAGGTTGGAGTGAATATTGTAAAGTTGATTCTAGATACATCCGGGATTTTTTTGCTGGTGGTTATGTATGGTGTTTTGAATTACTAAATGCTTTTCTAGCAGTTGTATTTATATTCACACTTGCATTCGGATGTACCGATATTATCAAGATTATTTTACTAATCGGAATAATTAATTGCTTAGGATATTTTGCTACTCTAGCGATTGAGACGTGGAAATGCCGGCTAGATACCAGTTTTGCTAAATGGTGGCAATATCCGGGATATTATCTCATATCAGGAATTTGGTTGCTTGTTCCATGGTGTTTGTATCAAATGTTTTCTAGAAAATAACACCGGAAGAATCAAGGACTATTTACAATTGGTTTTACATTAGTATTACTGGATGTAGTGTTGGAATTATCAGCTTTGAAAGGTACAGAAAAATTACTATCCCATGCTGGTGGATAAAATCCCTGTACTGGGTTAACATATTCATAGGTATAGAAATTTGGTTCAATAATAGGATAAAATCCTCTAGCAGGCCATTCTGGTTGGTTAAAGGCACCGGTAGGATAATATGCAACTGGAATATCACCACGAACATCATGTGATTGTAAGTGTGTAGGAAACCATTCACGTGTCCCTAGATTAAATATAGGATAAGAATAGTAATTCAGATTACGCCGACCTACAAATCCAGATGTAGAATTAAAGTATATTATTACACCTAGCAATAGAATTATTGCAACAATGAAACATAATAATGTATTGGATAATAGCATTTTCATCATAAAATAACTAAATAAAAACAACTAATTATATATAAGTTAGAAAAAGTAAAAACAATATTGCAATGTATGAAGGTATGAATTAGGTCTGGAAAAAATGCATTATAAGAATAAAGAATATAAAAAAGTAAAAAGAAAGAAAGCGACAAAGATGCATATATTTGCTGGCGATGGGATTCGAACCCATGCGGGCTTACGCCCAGTAGAACTTGAGTCTACCGCCTTAACCAACTCGGCCACACCAGCTCTATACACACCTTTGTACTTAGTAGTATTTTGAAGTCTTTAAGCCATTTTATTCGAAATTTATTTATTTTTTTTAATTAGTTATAAATTATAAAAAATTAAATTATTATTAGCCTGCGGCTAATTTATGACCGAAAACTAAATATATTATTACTCGTAAAAAGTAATATTTTAACTGTAAAAAGTATAAAAATATTAGTCCATTAACTCCCCTCCGAAAGACAAACCTTGTTAAGTTTGTCTTAGAGGAATGGTTTAGGGCTTAAAGCCCTAAACCTCCGGGTTATAGGGTTATTTTGTTGATAGGTATGATTAAGGTGTGATAGAATGATAATATGGTTTAAATCTTTGTGAAGAATCCATATTGCATGGCATAACAGATAATCCATCTCCATTAAGTTGCAAGCATTGTTCCCCATAACCTTCAGGATTCACTATATAAAATCCAAATATACTGGAATTAGGATCAGCTATTTTATAAGAAGCATTATTGGGGTCAGAAATAAGTGCATTATATTGAGCCATATTATTAACTTGTTGCATATTAAAACGCTGTCCTGAAAGATTAGAATTACATGCCTGAACTGACAATGATGCCGGTGTATTTCTTGAATTATCACTTGGTACATATTGTAAACATCCATTATTAGTGTAAATTAAATAATTAGGGTAAGTTGGTGCTCCATTTCCTGCATAATAACTGGGTAAACTAGTTTGAGTTGCAGGATCAGGATATGGTTCTACATTTAGACTTACGGATGTCTTAAAATTTTTTATTGAACGTATTGAATTATTTTGTTGTCCTGAATTTGTTGGAAATGATGCTATTTTTGATTGTAATTTTGCTATTTTATCATCCTGTAAATGAATATAAGCATCAAAATTAGCTTGAGACATACGATTAGGGTCATCTAACAATGCAACTGATTTATTGTATGCGGAAATATAATCATCTAATTCCTGTGAACCATTAGGGGGAATGTAAAGAGGTGTTTGATATAAATCTTGTGGTTGTTGTTGAATTGCAAAACCTTCAATATTTGATGATATAGGTGTAATTGAAGCACCTAATTTTATATTTCTTACAGAATTTGCGTTTGCTTGTGCTGCACTAATAATAGTATTTTGCAAGTTTATAATATTTTGTGCCAATTGTTGATCCATTGATGGATTAGTAGTTGTTGTTGGTAAAGTAGTTGTAGGCGAAGAAGTTACTGTTTGCATTAAAGTATTTGGTATAGTAGTTGATATTACTACTTGTTTCTGTGTAGATGTAGGTGGTGTAGATGCAGGTAGTGTAGTTGTTGGATTAGTTGAAAGCAAATTACCCATTTAAAATATTTTATTTCCTATTTACTATAAT